TTGACAGTATTGCTGGTGGTATTGAAAAAATTGGACAGGGCGTAGGATTTATACTGGATAAGGTAGCAAAGGTTATAGATACAATCGGTAATAAGATTATTGGTATAATTAATTCGATTGGTGCTAGTATACAGGGAATTATTACATCTGTAGCAGAGGGTATTGCAACAGTTGTTGAATCCTTCAAGGGCCCAAGTCTTGAGGAGAAAACTGCTTCGATTGAAAGATTGAGTAAGATTGATCCTGCTTTGATGATGGCGACAGCCGGTGGCATTGAAGCAATTGGTGAAGCACTGGATAGCATCGGCGGTGGTGTTAAGATACCATTCCTTAGTGCAGAAAGTCCAATTGCTGGTCTTATTGAACTTGCCAAAAACTCTAAAGGTATTACAGATGCATCCAATGCTGTAAACGCATTTGTTGAGAATGCAGGACTATTTAAAGACGGGTTTGAGATGGATGACTCTATTATTTCAAATATTGAGAAGATAGTTAAAACACTGAGTACTGGTAATCCACAAGCACTTGGAGCATTATCTGATGTTATAAAAAGTATAAACACTATTGATGCAACAAAAGTTGGTCTTCTGAGTCAGATAACACTACCACAGATTACACCACCAACTGCTGATGAATATGAGAGAATATTCAAAACAATGCAAGAAACTCAACCTAATTTAATTCAGTCGATTAGTAGTATGTTCAGTAATGCATTTAAAAGAGGAAAGGTGGGTGCGGCAGAATCTAAACTTGATGCAATATCCGGCGCTGCAGATGATGTTACTGGTGGGAAAGATGCTGTTACTGCTGCGGCACCTTCTTCAAAAAGTAGTGGTAAGAGAAGCCTTGCTTCAAGCGAACGAAGGTCTTTGTTATTTAAAGCAAAAAGAGCAGCTAGAGATAAATACGGGCCAGGAAGTTTTGTTAGTAAGGGCACCGGCAGTAACTTAGTCTTTATACCAGCATCTAGTCATCCATACGTACTAGAAGGAAAAGGTGATCCAGCAAACGACTCTATTAGAGCAAGTAGAGACAGCGCACGCCAATCTATGCGGGCGTCAAATATTGCTGCAAGTGGAGGGAATCAATCTAGTGGTCAGACAAACGTAAATGCACCTATGACAAATAATAGTAGGACTATTACTACTACCACTAACAATCATAGCACGCCACACTCACCGTCTGTTCAAAGTCGTACCGCCCAAGAGTTCGTTGGCTTTTCAAGAGGTGGGGGAAACCCCGCTGATTTTTAGTCAATAGCAAAACCCCTCACCGATTTCTCAGTGAGGGGCTTCTATATAGTGACTCTTTTAGTTCGTGTCTACCACTGCAACTAGGAAATGTTCACCTTACCCATCTTCAGCCAACTTCTCAAAATATGACATAGCGTCATCTTCATCACCATTATCTGCTGTTGCCGTCACCGTTGGTGCGGGAGCCTCTTTCGTATTAACCGTAAGAGTAGCAGTGGGTTCATCTTCCATCAGCGTCTGCACTGTAGTGTTTGCAGCAACCGTACCAGAGAGAACCATATCCATACGAGTCTTTAACTCCTCGTAGGATTTGAAGTTGGATGAAGCAGTAAACTCTGTTAGAGGATACTGTTTCTTATAGATGCCCTCTAGAACATCATCATCTTCAGACAGTGGCGACACTGCTTCAAATTCTGACTTATCATAGTTCCAGTAACCATCTACCTTACGAAGCTTCAACTTGAAGTTCGCACCGCCCCAAAAATCGAACGGATTGATTGGTGTTTCGTCCTCAAATGCAGGCTGCATTGATTCCATCACCTTGTCAAAAATCTTCTTACCAAAACGATAGAGGAAGATTTTACCTTCATTCGAAGGATTAGCAGAATCACTCACAACATAAATGTTTGCAAAATATTGCAGTTTACGTTTCTGTTTACGAGCAATCTCTTTGTCAGATTCAACACCTGAGTTCCAGAGAGAAGAATTATACTCTGACACAGGATCATTGTTGCCGAGAGTGGTTAGAGAGTTCTCAATATACCACTGGCCAGTTGGTCCTTGGAACGCATGGTTCCAGACCTTAGCCCAAGGAAGGTCTTCACCTTCACATGCAGGCAGAAAACGAATTACAGCATATCCGTTACCAGACTTATCCATAACAGGTTTCCAGAGTCGATCATCGACGTAGGATTTCTTCTCCTGTGGTGCAGATTCTGCTTGGGCAGCGCCCAATAGTGAATCAAGACTATTTTGTTTTTTTAGTGCAGCAAATGACATTCTTATGTCTCCTTATGTTTGCGTATGTTATCGTATGTTGATTTTATAATAGTAACATAACAAGAGGGCTTTGTCAACCCCCTTTGTTATTTATTTTTCCAATGGAAGTCCACTGATGTGAGTACCCCCTTTGAATCCATCCTTATCGTATCCATGTGGAAATTTATCCTCTCTGGGCATATTAGATTGTTTCTGTGCCACAAGTAAATCTTCATAAGATTTAGATTTATAATAGTCACCCTTACCCGCAATTTTCCACGTATCAGCAGTTCGCCCGTGGGCCTCTACTTGTGACTTTTTAAGTCCTTTATTCTTACCACTTTTCAGTGAGAGTTCTGGTCTTACTGGCATAATTTTCTCCTTACTTAATTTTTAGTTTTTCACAAAGTTCTTCTTTTGTAATCATATTTATATTACTATCCCAACGACACAGACGGTCTATATTGATTTGACTATCTGTCCAATAAAAAATTTTGTCAGGATACATTTCGAAAACTTCTTTAATTTGATTTAACCAGTTTATAGGGTTAAACCCCTTAGCTTCTTTTGGTAAATAATTCTTTGTACCTTTATACATATTATTTAGCGGCTTGTCATATGAAGATAAATCAAAGCCTAAAATATATATCTCTTCTGCATCAGATTGACACGCTAAAGATAGAGCAGTGTTTCCAGTTGCCCACCCCTCATGACCTTCAACTGAGCTAACCTGATCTCTAAATTCATTTACATATGTAATCCAAATTCCAACATCCTTTTCCATTTTGATTTTTACATCTTTAGCGTCTAAATTGGGAAATTGTTTTATAGTAGATTCTATCTTTTCTGATAATGAGGCTGGGTCTTTTCCCCCTATGACACATTGATTTGTTCTGATCAGGTTGCGATGAATGTAAGATTCTGGTATGTCAAAGCCCATTAACATACCGTCAGCGACCTCAGCAGGAACTACATTCCAGTTTGCAAAAAACGCATTATGTGTGTTACCATATTCGGTATCTTCATCACACCAACCAGATTCATATATTTCTTGCTGCATTGCATAGTCCATTGCAACTAGATTATGTACACAATGAGGGCCATAACGATATATTGCATTACATCCCCATGTAGTAACTTCATCATCCCTTACCGTAGGAGTCTGTGTAGGATGGTCTGAACACTTTGGTATAAACCACGACCTAGATTCACCGTTTCCTATAACAAGAGCCTTTTTCACTTGCTCATCCTACGGTCAATCTTACCAGATGCACCATCGGTGTTTACCGTGTAACTTACAGACGCATTATCCAACCACCGTTCATTCTTCACAAAGTCAAGCTTATATGCGTCACGCTCTGACAGGTTTGCAAGTACGTTAAACGCAAGACTGATCCTTGATTCATTAGTGGTGTTTTGACCAAACCCATGAAACAGATATGAGTTAAACATAATCAATGATCCCTCAGTACATGGCATACCAATCTTGTTAGTAAAGTTTGCATTTGCTTTACTGTAGTGTTTTCTCAATGAGAAAAATGGATCATTATTTGTTGGCATCTTTTCAAATACCAAAGGTGGATGTTCTGGTAGTGACTTGACATAATACACACCACTGATAATAGAGTTACCATGATTGTGCATACTCTGAGAACTGCCTGGGTCTGCACTATTTAACCAGCTCTCATGAATCCAAAAATCACGATGATCTAGAGTCATTACATTGTCCAGATAGTCCTTAGTACACTCATAGAACCAATCTTTAAGATCAGAAAGACCTTCATGGTCAATAATGTTTGGAGCATCCTTGAACTGTGTTGTATCGGGATTTGCAACTGCTTGTTGATTAAATTCAAACTCATCCATAGAAGGGACTTCTGGTGGATTAGGATTTTGGTATATCTTCAATACACCAGCTGGGAAAATAGGAATTTCAGTCATTTAATATATCTCCAATTAATGGCAAAATCTTTGCAATCTGCACTGCACATTCCTTTGCCACTTCCATATGTTCTTGTTGTGTGCCATTCGCTGATCTTAATTCTATATAGTGAACCCAACTGCGAAGGGTTCCATTCATATATAAACGTGATACAGTATTACCTTCTGGTAGTACTACACGGGCCTGTTCTTTTGCAATACCATTTTTAATGGCCCATTCATATGTTTCTTTTGCAGTATTAATAAGAACTTCCTGTTTCATCTTCCAATGAAAATGTAACTCACTCTCACTATCTAACTCAACACTGTTTTGACGATTTTTATCATCTTGTAGTCGAGCATCTCTAGTAACAAAATCTAAGTCTTTTGTAGGATCAGCATATCGTTGACTAAACTCTTGAAACGAGAAAGATCGATGACGTAGTATCTGCCTGGCAATATCTCTTGTTGTTTCAATTTCTAAACATGCACTAACCATCTCTAGTGGCGACCAGTGTTTATGCTTAATGAGATACTTGATTAGTTTTTCAGAGGTATCTTTATTATTTTGATTATCAGGATTGGATACACGGGCGCAATAAGCTATCAAGTCTTGGCAGTTGTTCAGTCCCTTGCCAAACTGCAACCCTGTATCTGGTACTGAATTTGAAATTAAATTTACTTGCATTATCTACTCTTCTAAAAATGGTGCCGGTGGTAAGAATCGAACTCACAACCTATTGCTTACAAAGCAATTGCTCTACCGTTGAGCTACACCGGCACACATTAACTATCGCCGATTACTATTCGGACGATATCCTTTAGGCCAACTAGGTTGGCGAGAGGCGAGTTTAGTAACTCGTTCCCTCAACTCCTCATTGGCTTTCGCCAACTCAGCGTTTTGAAAACCAAATACCTTAATTTGATTTTCAAGTTCCGTCACCTTAGAGGCGAAGAAACCTTCTTCACGGATGGCGGGGTCACCATCCAGATGCACTGTAAATTCCATTAGAAATCTCCATTGCTAGGGTTGCTGCCGTCAATCCCGACAGTTGAACATAAACTATATTACTATAGTTCAACGAATTTGTCAAGTACCTTATAGAGGTAATTGAGCACATTTTGGCAAATAATTCAAATCTCTCGCATTAGCTTCAATCTTCTCTTTGAGAGATTTTGAAATTAGAGGCCTTAAAGAATCAGGTTCAAGACCTTCTGCCTCACAGTACCATAACACGGCATCCATATGAGTTATCGCTTTCTCAAGAGCAATTTCTTCAATTTTGAGTGAAAAGGTTTTTGAGGTATTCAGTGGCATTATAATATTCCATAACAATTAAAATTGGAGCGGGTGGAAGGTACTGCCCCTTCTTCTACAATTTGGTAAACTGTTGTAATACTTTTTATACTACACCCGCAAGTTGGGGAGTTAACCGTGACTCCCCACGGATGTATTACGGCATCACCCGTTAGACATTACGCTGTACGTAGTGCCTGATAGCCAGCAGCAACAACTGATCGTTTAGGTGTACCGATACGATACTTCATATACGTCTGACCGTCAAAAGACGATACACGCTTGTTCAAATAGATCGCAAGACCTGACAGGCGTAGCTTACTGATAACAGCACGAACATTCTTAACACCATAACGTGATGTAATCTGTTTAGCGGTTAGTTCTGCACCATTAACAAGTGCTTTTTCGACCTTATCGGTCTGGGTAGTGGTAGTAGTCATTTAAATGTTTTCCTTAACATTGCAAATAGGCTGAAAGTATTCCAACCTTTAAAATGGTAGTTTTTAGTCCTATAAAGAGAACTACCAAACTCATTAAGTGTCGATATAGCAATAGGTTGCCGTCACTTAAATTCGTATTATAACAAAGTATAACATAGTAATATCTATTTGTCAACACCTTTTTTCAATATTATTACTCAACACGGAGAGTTCCACCCATTGGTATAATATTTCTAGGTTTCTTAGAAAAGTTTTTATGAATGTAGCAAGAAGTGGTTTCAGTATCTACATGTATTGGCTTGAAGCCATGAAAGTGAATTGGCAGTAAATCTGATTTATCCAAGAGCTCTTTTGCCCGTGGATTGTTATCACAATTATCTAGTATAATCATGCCGCCATCTGCAAGACTTTTTAAAGAGGGTAATACGCACTTGGTACGGAAATGACCATCAATAATAATCACATCAAAATTCATTTTGTACTTATAGATAGATTTTGTGTACAAGCTCTGATCTTCCTCAACACAAATTTTGTGTTTATTGTCAGGATTTACTTTGTCTGCCCACTCTTTATTCTTTTCAACACCATACATATTACACTTCATGTTATCCCACCAAACGGTGCTATAGCCACAACCAAACTCAAAAACATTAGAATTTTCCCAGTTCATACTGCGAAGATATTCATAGCATGGATATGTATACAGTGGCATAATTTCTTGATAACCACTTACGGGAACATTGTTTCTTGAGGATTCTAAAAATCCATAATCATTTCTAAGCTTATGCATCAAATATGTTAAATGTAATTCTTCTATTGGCAGTTCAACATCTGCGATAATAACTTGTCTCTCGTACATAACCAATCCTCATTATAATAAAGTGGTGGGTATTCTGTTGCAAGGAACCCACCGAACCCCGAAAGATTACGCAGCTAGTGCGTAATCCCCATATGCAATATTATCGTTTGCATTTACTAATTTGACCAATAACGCAGTCATCCGACAATTCTCCACTCATCCGTCCCTGCCTGTCGATCCTGTTTCGCCCCCATCAAAAAAAGACTAGGTATATTAAACCCGCTAGTAGGGTAATGTCAGCACATATACTCCAAACGATATATGCTTTAAACATCCACTTACTAACCTCTCGTACTAAGGGGGTCTTCATCAGAATCCCCTATCATTACTTTTGGCATACTAGTCTCCTTTTGGTGGAGGCGTTGGGTACTGCCCCCAAGTCCAGTTCAGTTCTCAATTCGTATCATCAAATTGTACTCTATTTATACCATGTGAGGAATCATTTGTCAAGACCCAAATGGAATAAAACTTTGAATAGAATATCTATATCTTTCATCAAATTCAGCATATGTTCCATGAAAATTTTTTCCCTCATAAATTATCAAGGTGTTAAATGTGCTTGGTGCAATATGATATAATTCCCAATCTTCATCTCCCTCAAAATTTTGCCAAGGAACAATAATACTTTTTTTAAGCTTGCTCATAACTATTCCACCAACTTTACTTTTTGGTAAGATTAAATTATCATTATTATAATGCCCTTTGTATCTGTAAAATGCTGTGCCTCCAACATAGTCACACAGCCATATATTACAAACTATTTTAAGATTGTCAACATGGGGCATCCATGAATTTTTCCAGACTTGCATATTCTTTGATAATATCAAAGAAGTGCTTAATGATTTAGTCACATCAACGTTTACTCCTAATTGAGGAAAAAGGGATTGATATTTTTTTAATATAGGAACTAAATCCATAGGAGTAAAATTCTGTCGTGCGCCAGGAGTATATACATGACCATCCAATGCTGGCCATTCTCTTAAAATTGATATTGTGTCTAAGGGATTTTTCAGAAAATCATCAATAGAATAATACTTTAAGTCACCAATTTCATTTTTTGTAATTTTTAAATTATCATTTGGCTCTAAAGTTTTGTATAGTTTATCACGATTTATAAAATTAAAATTCAAATAGTAATTCCCTTAGTAGGTTTATTTAATTCTTTGCTAAACACACCACCGGCAAGAACCCATCCTAGAAAATTATTTTCTTTACCACTAACTCCAAGTACTACAGATTCAACTCCATTAAAATCTGCATATTGAATTAATGAGTGAGTAACCATAAACAATAGCGGCGTTGGAAACCTTACGCACATTCCCGATAGATGAAAATCACGTAGCTGACCCAATACTTCTTCTTCTGATACTGTATCTGCTGCGACAATTCGTAGAATTGTCTCCTCATCTTTGCAAATATTAGCAATTAATATAGGTGTGCCAAGATTCCACACTGTAGGTTTTGAGTATGACTTATTAGTGCTATCTGCTAAAGCTGCTGTGGACACCAGCACTATAAGAAACACCCAACTCAGCACGATAGCTGTACGTAGATATTTCATTTTTTATTCTCCTAATTATCGCCGCCAATCGGGTTGACGATTTTTATCAGCGGCATTCCATTCCTTTATGGCCTCTGTGAGAAGAGGTAGATATTCATATTTCTCTTTTATAAATTCTTGAACCGTTCCGTCTTCTGTAACAACAAGAATAACTACTTGATCAATGATAATTCCTGTCCTCTCTCCGAACATTTCTGCATATGCTGAACCTTGAATATAATAGTTCTCATTATATTTTTCATTTCTCTCTCTTGTTGAGGTCTTAAAGTCGATAATTGACAACTTACCTTTGTAATTTGCAATACAATCAACTCTACCAGCAACTTTATATTTATCACTATACAGACCACATTCTTGGGCATATATGTTATTTATATTACAAAGTACCTTTTCTTTGAGTTGATTAAACAAACAAAATGGAAGAAAATTATTCTCATGTTCTTTCCACTTTTTTGGCCAGTTAATATGTACGTTATTAAGATAGTCCTCACACATATGATGAACCTTAGTACCACGGGCAGATGCAGTTCTTGCTATATGATTTGCAACATCATTACCAACACGCTTACGCCACTCAAACAGTCCTTTCTTGTTACGGACTGATAGAACAGTTGTTATAGATGGATACTTATTACCTTCTGGTGTTTCATATAAACGAATACCATCATTATTCGTTGCTTTAATATCCGGCAATGTAAAAGAATCATTATGATCAAATTTTGTCATCGTAATTTCCATTGTAGACCTTTACTTACGTTCATCTAATATAGATTTGCATGGAATACGTTTAATTTTAGATAAAGTACCATCACTACTAAGCTGTTTGAACCAAACAGTATTTAAAGTTACAACAGGGTCTAAACCAAAAGGCCCCATAGCAACTGATCCATCTTCCAATGGATTTTTACCAACTTGATGGCATCCAATGTATTCATATCCCTGACCAGTGGACGGAACTTTCATTGTTGGCGCACATGCACCAAGAACTAACAATCCAGACAATATTATTATTTTACTTTTCATTTATATATTCCTCATTCTATCAACGAGCCTATCAGCTCTTTTTGTAACCTGTTTATACCAACTGGAATCAACCATCTCATCAGCAGCTGCATTCCAATCTTTCGCATCTACACCACGTTTCATTCCTTTGAACTTACTCAAACGAGGGCGCCCCATATTGAACATCATGTTCGCAATTATTTGTTGAGCTTCTTCCGGCAAAGTCTCAAAGTCTGAGTATAGGAGCTCGCAGTCCGACAGGACTCCTTGGAGATCAGATTCGAAGGCCTCAATGACTCTGGACTCACTGACGGGAGTGCCGTCGCTGCAATCATATTCGACATCTGATTCCAAAACCAGATGGCCGATCCCAAAAGTAGGATAGCCAAGATGATCTTTGTATACTTCATATTTTACTCCCTCATCAATCTCTAATTGTTCTCTAAGTTTATCTACGTTCATTTCATTCTCCTTTTGGTGCTGGGGTAAGACTATGTTCAGTAACAGGTATAATACTTTTTTCCCAATCTACTACTAAATTTCCAACAGCCATAATTCTTTCATGTTCACATTTCTGTTCTGGAACAGAATGATATAACCATGCTGGCCACAAAACAAGCTGACTACCCTTTGGTTTGACTTGCGTAAATCCGCCGCCTCCAGATGGATCATTACGATAGTATGCATCTGGAAAAACTAGTGGAGCACATTCCTCACAACCTCTAACACAATAGGTAAAACTCCAAGTGTGGGGCCAGTGTTGATGTGATTTAGTTGTTTGTCCCTTAGTATATATTAATCCCCATGAATCTGCAACCTTATAGTCATATTGTCTAGGATCACCAGATTCATTTGTTGCATTTGCAAGAGGCACAGTCTTAGCAAGACTAATTACCAACTCACCTAATTTCTTAAACGATTCATATTCTTTGTCCATATCCCATCGTGTCATATGACACTTAGCAGCAGTCTTATGATTCAACCTATCACCAGATTCTCGAATATCATTTTCAAGTAGGTCATTAAAAGCATCAATTCTAGTTCCCTGTAAATCTTTAACCTTGACAGGAGACTTCTGTTTAAATTCTGGCCAACCCTCTTGGGTAGGCTTTATGTAAATATCACTCAACACCAATTCCCATCTTAATCTTGTTAATAAGATAGCTACGAACAAAACCAGACCTAACGATGTCACCAATGTTAAATTCTGTACAGTTGAACTCTTCCATTTCCTCTAGAATGCGTAGGAAATCATGAAGTCCATTTTTCTCATTTTGTCTTTGTAAATCTGATTGGCCAAAATCACCACAGAAGACAATTTTAGAATCTTGTCCTACCCTAGTGATAATCGTATCCAATTCATGGAAGTTTAAGTTCTGGCACTCATCAACAATAATGATACTGTTGTCAAATGTCAATCCCCGTAGAAATGAGGTTGAAAGAAAATATAGAGAACCTTGTCCCTTGAGTCGGTCATATAGATTATTGAATGCTTGATCACTGGGCATCTGAAACATGAAACGAACCATGTTCTGATATGGCACCTGATACAATGCAGCCTTATCTTCCTCATCACCTGGCAGAAATCCAATCTCTCTTGTAGGGATTAATGATCTAACTAGAATAACCTTTTCTGCTTTATTCTTTAAATCTAACACCTCTTGTAATGCAAGATATAAAGAAATAAATGTCTTACCAGTTCCAGCAGCACCAAATAGAAATTGGTTCTTACCTTTTTTCCAAGTATCAAAAATAATCTTTTGATTGTCGGTAATAGGCTTTACATCAACAAGAGTCGAACTGCTGATTTCTTTTGTTTGTTTTTTAGAGGCCATTTATTTTCTCGCCTTATGTTTCTTGTAAATATTTTCTGCTTGTAGTCGTTTAGTACTTTTACGACTACCATATTTATCTGCCATAGGTGAATCTGGATGTTTAGATGCAATATTACCCATCATATCATTAAAGTTAGTATCCGTCTTAGGACCAACTCCCATTAGATGATCACCCGCAAGAGCTGGTGCCTTTCCATGATACACCCGTTCTAGGTTAGGGTTCTTCTTCATATATTCATCGTAATCCGCCAAGGGTATGTTATCATCATACTCAATGCCGCTTTCTATATTCATAAATGTGTATGTGGGCATTTAAAACTTAAACTCCAATTGCGTGCCTTCTTGTTTCTCATAGTAAGTTAGCTCGTCTTTCAAATTCTTTATTGTAATATATGCTGTATTCAGTCCCTTTTGCAACTCATATATTTCTTTTTTGAGAATATCTACAGCGGTCAAACTTTCTGGTGTATTTATCTCCCAACCAGACTCGCCCATATCCCACCTTGCAGCAGTCTTACCTTCTCTTTCTTCTCTAAGCTTGCGTAACATGTAATTGTAATGCCCTTCTCTCGTCATCTTGTGCCTCCAGAAAAAACTTTGGGGTTTCTCTACGTTTCCATTTTGCAAAACTAGACTTCTCTATTATATAGTATGTCTGATATGCCTTAACAGTATCACCAGTTTTACAATAGTCTGGCATACATTGTGGTGGATCAGTATAACCAACCATAGGAATAGTAACGGGGCATCTTGATAAGGGAACTAACAGTCGTTCCGTAGCATGGTGTTTGTCATAACGAAATGTGTATTCCTTCATGAGAGCAACCATATGGTCATACAACCACATATAGTTCTCAAAACTAGAACGAACCCAGATCGTGCTTGGATGGTTTTTATGTGCCATCTTGTACAATCCATTTTCATCGGCACACTTGTCACCATCAAGAACACGATGCGTTGTAGACAGCATCTGTGCGCTTTCCAGTATCATCTTGACCACATGCTTGTCACAACTCATTTGTGCAGCCTTCACTGGATCACGGTCTAGGTAAAATATATTCATTCTTCTTTCCTTGTATCATTCAATAGTAGTATTTTACCTCTTTTTTCATCAATTGTCAAGACCCTTTCTGTCTCAATCATATCAATAATTAAGGTAGTAATATCAACTTCTTTACCCAACACACTAATCTTCTTTTCCAATTTAATAAGAGTTTCTTTGTAGAAGTCTATCTCTTGTTGTTTGACAAGCCGTTGTTCTATAAGATCAGATAGTGATATTACATTTTCTTTCATATTATCGGTTGTCACCATCACCTTTGATTTTGTTACGTTCCATTCTAGACTTTAGTTTGTCCACATTGGCTTGTGCAACCTCTTCTAGTGTCACACCAAGGTCATCAGCAAGTGCTGAGATGTACCATAGCACATCACCTAGTTCCAATCCTACACCAACGAGAGTCTTACCATCTCTCATATGTTTCTTAACTTTTTCGGCGACCTCACCAGCCTCTCCACACAAACCTAATGTTGGATATGTAATTTTACACTCATCTGGATAGATTGCTGTTGATCGTGCAAATTCTTGATATTCGTCAAATGTCATTTTTTGTCCCACCTATAAAAGATATGATCACCAATTTCTGTTGTCTTTTGTTTAGTCTTTGCCCATGAGGGCGTAACATAATCAGCATGGTAGAACAACGCACCATCTGTTATATCTATAAACTTAATCTCATTACGCATGATTACAGTAGATAAGTCAATGGTCTTTTTGTAAGCTTCTTTATCTTTTGGAATATCATCTTTACCATCACAATACCAACTAAATTGGCATCTATTTTTTATTGGATAAAATGTACCATTATTTTTCCATGACTTTCTTGTGGGCCCTTGTTTAACAACCTCACATACTGTATTGGGGAATCGTTTATCGTTCACACGATTTATTACAACAGCAGTTACAGCAATTTTACCCGCTGTACCTTGATCTCTTGCTTCATGATACATGTTTAATGCAAGACACTCAATTGTTTTTGTGGATGTGAGAACAATTTTCTCAGGGATAGGAGCATCTGATACGTTAACTCCAATCATTAACATTGCAGCTATAAAATCATTCATAACCGTATTGCTCCATAAACATTTCTGTTAAAGGTGCTTGTAACTTGTAAGCTTCGACTTCCCAAGGTTGTCTCTCATATTTTGTGTCACTATAGTTACGGTATTTACCGTCCTTGCATTTCCACAATTGCTTATAACCACCCTTGAACTTGTCTTTCATGCGACCAGTAGCACCCTGCCACACATGAACCATTTCATGCACAATGGTTTCGATAAACTCCTTTTTACAGACAGTTCGTCCCAAACGTTTGTCAATTTGAATATTATATTCACGATCATCATCACCACGATAACAAAATCCTAAAGCCCCGTCTTCGAAGGTTTTACAAAACTCAAAATTAATATCCATGACACGGTGTCTAGGCATTAGCATATCCATGCACCACCAGACAATCTCTTCTGCCAGTTCACGTTCTTTTTTTATACCACCAGTAACTTCGATATTAAGCAATCACTTTTTCCTTTTCATTTCTCATCATAAGTATATTATCGCACATTCTGGTAGATTTGTCAAGGAAAAAGTGATCTTAAATATCGTTTGGCATCAATAAGTTAGTATTTTTTTTAGAAGTTTGCTTCGTGGCCAGGCAGAATTTCAGTCGGTTCTGGTTGCATATACGAATCAGTCCAGTTGAAAGCCTCCTTAACTACAGCATCAGATAGTCCCTTATACTTCCTATGAAGGGCTCCATCCTTTGCAGAACAGACAAGATCAGCCTCTTCAGCAGATAGTCCCTCTAGCAGTTGAACAAACATATTTTCACGCCGTAGGGGCGTTAGTTTAGGATTTCCCCCCTTGATGAAGTGAAACAGAAGCCGTGACTCATGAGCCAGATTTGTATGATCAGTTCCAGCTGGAGCATCATTTTTTTCATATGGAACGTCACCCTCTGGTAAATCCCATTCGATTGAAGGGTCAAATGATGCTTTCAAAATCATACGAAGAGGTTCCGTATTGTTCTCTCTTAAAATTCTGACTTTTTGTTCTTTGGTCTTTGCTTTGGCAACTTTCGCCAATACTTCTGAAATAAGCGGTGTCATATTAAAAATCTCCTATTGTTTCCATGAGATTCTTCAATCTCTTTTCTATAAAGTAATTTAGTAGTTTACTACGATCCCCTTCTGGGGCATCATGATAAGCTTGAACACACTCTATATGTAATTCTATAGGTGATTCTTTCAAGTCAATCAATTTCTTATTTCTTTGATAATTTCTTCGTACCTCATCATTAGGAAGTAATTGTTCACACAATGGGCCTGCCCACTGTTCAATCTTTTTCTTACCTAAAGGTTTTTGTCTAATACCGTCAACAAAAGTGTTGTCAACAGAAAGGACATTCGGCACTCCATCACTGGTATCACCTTTCAAAATATGTTCATACAGATATACATCTGGATCAATTCCACTCACAAATTTCTTAGTGATTGGACTATACTGTGTTACGTTCTTGTATTTATGTAGTTGAATAAAGTCCTTATCACCAGATAAGATTAAGGTCTTACCGTTGTCAAACTCTAATTCACCAGCAAGAGCAGCAATGATATCATCTGCCTCTGCACCATATACTTCAAGAACCTTATAAGGCATAAACTCAATGAGCTCATCTCTTATATTATTAAGACATTTAAAGATTGCATCCCAATCATGACCAGAGCCTTCTCTAGATTTCTTACGATTTGCTTTGTATTGTGGAAAAAAGTCTCGACGCCAATAGTGTTTGGAATCGTAACATATCACCAATTCACCATATTCATTAAGGAACCTCTCACGATACATACGAAGAGAGTTAAGTATCATATGGCGAACCATACTCTCATCTACCTTTGGTGCTTTTGTTAGATGCAAATGCATCATAACACTAGCAACCGAAATTTGGTTCATATCAACTAGAATCATTATTATCTTCTTTCATTTCAAGTGCAACACTCTTTCTAACAGTATTAAAGCTAACTGTAATTCGTTTATCAGTTTGGTTTTCAGTAGTATGATGATCAAGCCAACTAGGAAAAATTACTAATGATCCACTAGCAGGGTGCATATTTACAACTCTTCCTTCTGGAAATGTAAAGATAAGAGGAGCGCTTCCTTCATCTACATAAGGATAATACGCACCACTAACCACACTTCCTTCTCTATCGTCCCAAGATTCAACATGCCGATGCCTACTAACCTTATGTCCTTCACCTAAAATATTAAACCAACTAGATGATATAACCGAAGTTTGTAATTTATCATTCCCTCGAATATATCCATTGATACATTCTTGAATTTTTATCATCAAAGGTTTAAGCTCTTCTTTAAATAAAAATTCTCTATCAATCTCATAACTACTTAAACCAGAAACCAAATGATAATTTCCAGTTGTAGACTTATCAATAACCTCAATACAGTTATCATTAAATTTGTTTAGATTAAAATTTTCAATCATCATGTTTTCATGTGGGCGTTAAAGCTCATACTTCTTCTCTCACCTTCGCTATAAAAGGGGTATACAAAATGTTTTAAGTAAGATGGAAACACCAGTATCGTACCAACCTCTGGTTTAAATTTTATTGTATCACTTCTCATATCAGAGTTTTCACCATACATGAACTCAATGAGCCCATTAGTAGGATAGTGGTCTGTGAACTCTTTGTCAAGTTCCTTTTGCATGTTGGAGGGAATTTTTAGATACACTACAGCAGAAAAATCTCCAGTATGGTGATGATAGGGATTATACTCTCCAGCATATTGACTAACAATCCAACTATGCGTTAGATGTATATTATCTAATGTTGGTATGCTTTCACGCCCTGCAATTTTGTACCAACCATATGCTCTATTCTTAGAAATAATAAAATTAAGATAGTCTACACAAGCTTGTCTCATAGTTGTAAATAGTAAATCTCTATCGTCAGCATCGTCAATTGGAATTTGGATTTCCTTACTGACTTTACCAACGAGTTTATGTGACCAATCCCACTTAGCACTTTTCTTATCACTCGACAGAACGTCATCACCAGATGCGTTAACAATATCTATGAACCTTTGAGAAACCTTAGACTCCATAATTGTAGGACTAAAGACTTCTAGAAATTTAGGCCGGTGTTTTTGGGTCTTTTTCTTCATCATCTAATCCCTCAATTATTTTATTCATCACAGCATCATTCAGACCTCTATAATGATCATCTTCATCTTCTTTCTCATTAGGGAGTTTTGTTTTTGTAAATGCTGACATCACCTTTGCCATCGGATGGCCATATCCAACTTCTCTATATAAACAAGCTCTAACTGATTCAATAATGAACCCCATGTCACGCAAAAAATCATCTGCATCAACTTCAAACGCATTTTCCCGTATAGTATGTATCATCTGAACCATTAAAGCTTCAGTAAGATTATCACAAAACACAAGATTTTCTTGCATTTCAAGGACATCAAGCTCTGGAATAACAACCTCTTTTTTAGATTTTATTTTCCAAGGGCCCTTAACTACGTTTCCGACTTTTTCTTCTTGGTTTTTCATCTTTTTCCTCGATTCCGTTATCAGAATTGTACATTTCTTTAGTGTAAACAGCACCTAATATTGGATACCATACACCAACATCAAATTTTGGTTCACCTTTATTAGGTCCATACCAATGATAAGATTGAGCAACACATCTACGAGTAACCTTCTTTTCTTGATATTCTCCGTAGAAACAATCGCAGTAGTCACCATCTCGTAGGTAACGTTTTAGATTTCTAACATAACCTTCATGAGAGCATTGCTTTGCATATGAACCCTTGACCCCAGCCTTGTTTGCCCTACGTTCTGAACTGGCTAGTTCCATCTGTGTCTTAATCCAGACCTTAACCCTCTTAGGATGTATTGGATAATCATCTGGCAAATTACGTAAACTTTCATGAATACCAGATTGACCATAATCTGGATTATTTTCAGCCCTTGCTTGTCTTGCCTTTTCAAGACGTTCTGATGCTGCAGCTTTCTGCTCATCTGTCATAGGTTTGCGTTTCTTACGAACCTTCTTCTTTTTAGAAGGATCAGTCCAACCCTTATTATCCGTCTTGGATTTAATATTTGCCATCGTTCTATTTATCCCTGTTTTAACCAATAACCAACTAAACCATTCAAAAGAATGGCACCACCAACAGCGTTGACAATAATCAACGATCTATCATTCCACATAATAGCAACAACTAACCAACCAAGTATGCCCACACATTGAACAATAATGTTGTAGGGATAGAGATTGTTTGCAGCTAAAACCATACCAATAATTAAGACAATTGAACTAACCCATTTAATATACCAATCAGTGGTATGCAGCGGTGTTGCTGTTTTAGTGGGAATTTCGTGTGTCTTCAATTCAATCTCGGCAGTCCTAGTTTTAGACTTATCAACTATCTCAGTAACCTTGTTCATCAAACCTTTTCTCCAAAGTTTTCTTTTGCCTACTTTTACCAGCAGCCTTTGCTAACCGTTTCTTTTCACCCTTTGTTTTGTGATACTCACGTTCACGCAACTCCGTATAGAAACCTTCTCTTTGTAACTTTTTCTTTAGGATACGCAGCGCTCCATCAATGTTATTGTTACGAACTTCGACTTTCATTTAACTTCTCCTCATTGTTGCAACTTCTATTGCTTGTTCTTGGTTGCGAATAGGTACTGCATTAGATTTATGCATCTGGGCAATCCCTATAATTTCAGTTCCCGTATAAACCATCTCTTCTTTCTTTGCCATAGAAGAGTCATATACGATCTTTGGTTTGGTGCTCTCGACAGGACTCGAACCTGTGACCCACGGTTTAGAAGACCGTTGCTCTAATCCAGCTGAGCTACGAGAGCCAATTCCCATCTTCTTCAAAAACTTTTTATGATCACGCTCGGCAGCAAGTAGACTTTGAGTCTTCTTGCGTACCTTACGTTTCTTAGTGTTCGTTGTAGAGTAGAACACCGGCAATAAATGCATACCACTCATTAGTACATCATCACATATAAAACTTTATTAACAATACCAATTGTGGCAATCACCACTAACACTGTAATCATTTCACTATTCTCCATTCTTTATTAGTGTAACACACTGTAACTTCTTTGTCAAGGGTTGTTTTAGTTTCTTTACAATCACCCTCTTCATAATAATTATCCCACTGAAAATTATCACGCATTTCTTCAAGACGTTTCATGTTTTCAACTGGGCGCTCTACGAACAGGTACTTATTGATTTCCTGTTTGCATTCAATTACCTTACATGCAATAGGGCCAATAATACCTGTTAATAGAGACAAGGGTTCAAACGCCTGGGCTGGTTTTGCGACTAGACTGAGACAAACTACGCAACTCACGCTTAAGGCGATCATCATCTGCCTTATTCTGCTTACTTGCATTCTCATCTAACTCCTTCCAAGCTTTGGTTGCCCGCAAC